TTATTCCCCTTCTTTCTCATCTGATTTAATACCTGACTTCTTTGTAATAGCATTAAAAACGCTATTCAATACTTCTTTAGCTTTGGTTGCTATAGCAATCCCTGTCAATGATTCTATATTGACGATTATCTGAGAAAGCAAAGCTATTATTGGAATTGAGGCTAATAATTGAAAAGCAAAAAACGTTTGCTTTAAAAATGAAACTTGAAAATAATGGATAGTCAGGATATACAGGAAAAACAACGTAATATCCTGCATCAACTTAATCAGGAATGTTTTCACATTAATCTTTTCGCTACCCTTAATTTTGATCCAAATGCTAGTAATAGCATCAACAATGATTAAAAAAAGTAAAAGGAAAGCAGATTCTGTTGCAGGCTCAAAAAACACGAAAAACAAGGTTAACAATTTCAAAAACCATAGTTTCAAACTAAAAAAATGCTCTAACATTATAATTCAATCTCCTTCAACCACTCTGATACCTCGAATGCAGGGCATGATTTGATATATTCATCATAAGTGATCTTACCATCGCCATTTTTGTCTGGCGAAAAATCTCTGTGCCCTTTAATCTTTGCATTTGGATATAGCTTATGCCATTCCTTTACAACCTTACTTAATGACACTTTTTGTGCATGAGTACGGTTATCTAGTGGTCTTCCTTTAGAATCAACGCCACCACAATAGGAAACGTGAACTGCATTTGAGTTATAACCTGCTACCCCATTTGTAATAACAGAATCATCAACCAATGTATGAACAACACCATCTTTAGTGATTACCTTATGATAGCCAACTTTCTTCCATCCCATCCCCTCTTTCCACCATTTCATTAAATCTGCAACAGTCTGATTTTGATTACCTGCTGTACAGTGTACTATAATATATTTTATATTTCTCACTTGATTAACCTCTACCTCTTCTACCCGTACCTGTTCCGTTACGGCCATTGTTCACCACATTACTGCGAACAACATAATCACCATCTTTATAATTTACATATCTGGTGTATTTATCTGCTGAATCATCAGCATCATTTAATAGTTCAAAAAATGATACACTGTGTTTATCAGATTTTAAATCTGAATTGCATTTATAAGGCATATGAAGCCCTGTAAGCGTCTCTATTTCGTAAACCTTCCCATAATCAAACTCGCCATAAAAACTACCTGAAAACAGCCTATATGAATCCCTGTACTGATTCAATATAGATCGAACAGCAATTTCAAATAATGCTTTACTTTCGGTTTTTCCATCTCTGTACCAAGTATTTGTAACCGATTTTCCTGTGGCAGAAATTAACAGTAATTGATTGGTTGAACCTATGGTATTGAACTCACCTAATACAGGTGCATAGTCATCGTAACTTTCCCTTACTGCTTTATTACTTACAATTGAATAGTTATCCCCTGTATTTCTTGATTCAGCTCCTGCTGTAGCTGTTGGCGTAAACTCCCTGATAATGCAAGGGTCATTATACTCATCAACGAATGAAGGTAAAATTGAAATATCCAAATCAGTGGTCATATATGGTATAGTAGCTGATAGATCAGTAACATAGAACGAACCATCCACTGGATCAGGTTGCCTGTTGAATGATGCCTGTTTAACTTTGCAAAATGATGGTGTCTCAGTAAACCAAGCATCATATTTCACTTCACCCCACCCATCTGCATTGTTTACTGTATATCCGCTACAGTTCATATAGTAATTCTTTGTAGCTGTAGTCGCTTTTACCATAAAGCGAACATTGCCCATTGTAGCCATCTTGATATTTAACTTATCAGTTGGTGTAATTGTGCCTTGGAATGATGTCTTAATGGGTTTTAGACAATTTGTAGATAAACTAACAGCATTATCCGCAACCGTTGTATTGATCTGCAAAGCACTTCCATATCGTGGATACTTTTTCTCTTCAATATTAAGAGCACCAGATTTAACCCAATTGAAAGGAATAACTGTTGTATCATTCCAAAACCTGAAATAATTATTCGCAATTAGATTCTTAGGATCAATCACATCACTGCTAGTTTCAACCCTATTATATGCAGGTGAATATGTTGAACTATGATCACCATTAATGAAACTAAGATTACCATTTTTTGAAATTTGACCTCTGATATTTTCAGTTGAAACAACATTTGCGATACTTTGTTCATCGTTGAAATCAATATCATATGTTCTTCTGGTTAAAACATTGGATACTTTGTAATTGATTCTTTCAATGTAATAAGCACCTTTTTTATAGTAAATATAACATTGGAATAACTCCAAAACCATTTTCAATACCTCATCACATTTCTTTGCAGTCAGTTCATTTTTCAAGAAAATAAAAGGATTAATAGTTACCATGTTAAATGCTTCTGATGAAGCATTCAACCTGCTCATTCTACTTTCAAACACATCATTTGATGTAATTAGCTTAGTTCCATTTTTTAAACGTCCTAAACAATTCAAAATAACATCAGAGAATGTCACATCACTTAGATAGATAGTCCCGTTTTCCTTAGCGTAATCATGAAATTTCAAATCACCTAATCCATCTGTTGCTCTTAATGAAACCATATACGGAGCTGCTGCAAATGGTTCATTATAGTTGTCTTGGATAACGTAACCTTGCCAATGCAGAACATCATTTAGCATAACCTGAACCATAAATTGGTTCTTATCTGCTATCATTATCTCTGTGAATTGTCCATCATATTCAGAAAAAAAGTTTAGAATACATTCAGAGCCTCTAATGATTTCAAATTTATTCTCACTATTAGATGTATAATTGATTTGTACAGGATTTCCACCCATACGCAAATCATATACAGCACTGTTATAATCTTTTTGAAGGATGTAAACCTTGTAGTTTAATCCTTTCATGCTACTAAATGAGCATTTATATTTTATACCGTATGCCATTAGTTAGTTCGGTTTTGTCTTTTGTCATAGTTATTTAGTACAGCAACGAGTGTATCACCCCTGACAATGAATTCTCCTGAAAGATTACCTATACCACCCATATCTGAAAGCATACCTTTAAGGCTATTTAATGGGGTTACAACTTCGGGGTTCCCCCTTCCTGCTGATGGATATTCCCCAAAAACAGCATTGGTAGGACTTGAAACTATACCACCTTTTGCGAATGCTGTGCGACCATCATTATTTTGAGTACCACCTTTAGCGCCTATCGAACTGAATGCACCTGCGGCTATCTTTAATGCAATCCCTGCTGCTATAGCTGCACCACCTGCAATAATACCTGCTCCAGGAATTAGTATCGCAGCGTCAAGTTTCCCTTTTAGTACTGCTGCTGTACCATAATTGATTAACAAATCACCAAATGAACCGAGAAACGAACCGAATGACTTTAAAATTGATGTACCAAATGATTCAATAACATTTCCACCAGAGGCAAATGCTTCACCTATTGCACTAAATGCACCACCTATACCAGTGGCTAGACCATTACCTATAATTGATTTATATTGATCATTGAATTGTTGAGCTTCTACTAAAGAATCTTTCAATTCCTGACTCATTTCTGCTCTAGGTATTTTGATTTTTAGGTCAATTGTTTTGACTTCCTTATTATCAATTTTGGTAAGCTTTGGAGCTGCCAATTGTTGATTAGCTTGTTGAAGAGCCTGCAATTTTTTAATACTTGCTGATAATGGGTCAACGCCATTTTTAATCAATCCGTTAATAGCTTGTTGATACTCATCAATTCTTTTCTTTGATTTCTCATCGAATGAAGCACCAAACAATTGATCTATCTGTTTTAAACCTATTTCTAAATCTTTGTAGACATCTGCAATCTTTTCTTTGATTTTATTATCAGTTTTAGCAGTAGTTTTAGTTTCTGTTTTTTTGGTTGAAGTGGTTGAATCATCAACACCCACCAATTCTTTTTTGAAATCTTTAACTGATTTTGTGGCAGCTTTGATAGGGGTTTGAATTTTATTAAAAAACTTATCCAGTCCATTACTAAATCCAGATAGTGAATTGGCAATTGAATCAGCCCCTATTGCCTTAAAGAATGTACTTAAGACATTAGCAACCTGTTTGACATAAGCTTTAATGATATTAGTGATACCATTCCACAATGCACTAGTAATACCTTTTAAGCCTTCCCATGCACCTGACCAATCACCTTTCAATACTGATGAGAATACTTTAAATACATTGGAAATAACACCTAAAACAGTTGTTATGATATCTTGAAGTAGCTTAAATGCTGTACCTACAATTGATATAATGTTATCACCAAAGTTTTTCCATATGGTAATAGCAAATGATTTTATCGAATTGAAAATGGATTTAAGAGATTCCCATAAATCAGTAGCATATGATTTAATTGATTCCCAAAATTTAGAACCTTCACCATTAGTAAAATATGCCTTAACAGCATCCCAATTATCAATTATTACATAGGCAGCACCTGCAATTGCAGCTACAACTAAACCTATTGGAGATAATACCGCAGCAAATCCCGCCATTAAAGCAGGTATAACTGTGCCTATTAAAACACCTAGACCAACTAAAATTGGTGGAATTACGATTGCTAGACCTCCAAATATTAAGGTTGCTTTTTGAATTTCTGGACTTAAGGATTTAAACCATTGGGTAATTGAAGATATACCATCAACTATCTTATCACTTAAAGCAGCGATATCCAAGTTCTTATTTATGATTTCACCTATTTCCGCAAGGTTAGTGAATACACCATCTTTTAAATTTTCAAAGGCAGCATTAACACCACCTGTAACTGGTGGTAGCTTACTTAAGCCACTAACAATAGTATCAACAACTTGTGCAGAAGTGACACCTAATGTCTTCAAATCGTCCGATCTAGCTGTTCCGAATGCTTCTTTTAGTAATGGCGTAACCTGTGGAATTGCATCTTTGATGATGTTCAAATCCTCACCTAATGGGAAATCTGTATTTGCTAATTGAGCTAAACCATATGTCGCGCGTTGAAATTCATCACGACCGCCACCGACCGTTGCAACTGCATTACCGAATGCCTTAATTGCCTTTTCGGCTTTTTCTGCACTAAAACCTATTACCTGTAGATTGATGCTTCCTTTAGTTACTTCCTTTAATCCAAGCCCAGGTAGTTTGGCTAATTCAACTAATCTCCCAAATTGTTTTTCAGTCTCTTTTGCAGATCCAGTAACTGCTGTTAATCCATTCTTTAATGATTGGATATCTCCAAATGCTTTAATTGCAGCGCCACCTAAAGCAGCTAATGGTAAAGAAACATAGGTTGATAGGTCACCACCTATATCTTTTAGCTTTTGACCAGTAGATTTTAAACTTGCTTCAACTGATTTAATGGCATTTTGGAATCCACTGATATCAGCGCCAAATACGTAATTTAAATGTTCGTTAGCCAATTGTATTGGTATTAAAAAACCCCTTAAACTGTTTAAGGCTAAGGGGCTTCAATCAGGATTGAAATCCTGTTTATTCCTTTCGGTATCGAGCCACCGCACGATCAAATTCTTCACGTGTTGGGGTGGGCTTTTTCTTTTTAATAAGACTATCACTTGGTAAAGCAAATAGTTGCTCAGGTGTGATATGCTTATCTTTTGGCATTTGTACGTTTATGAGCAATGATGCAAGCATTCTGGTTCTTAACCATTCTCTTTCATCCTTCAACATATATGCTTTTGCTATGAAATGGTATTCGTTGTAGGTTAGTGAGTAAAAGTCATTTAATCCTAAACCTATTTCCCCAATAGCCATACCTTGCAACTCATCAAACATTAGACTTTTTTTTTATCAGTGGGTTCTTTGTCCATCTCATCGTTGGATGCAGATAATGCTTGACCAGAAATCTGAGTTTCAAGGAATGCCTTAAAGATTTTCTCGTATTCGCTTTTATCAACTGATCCAAAATTTTGATATAACATGAAGTAGTTTACTACTTCATGATCCCCATGAATCAAATTGAAGTTAGATATACCTGCATAAAGCAAATCCACCATTAAATCAAAACTCTTTACTGGATCAGTGTCTACACCTGTGAATAGTTCTGATAGGTCGTTTAATGTTATGCCTCTTTTTTCTGTTAAAAGCTTGATAGCATACATTCCGAATTGAGCACTGGTTTTCTTACCTGCTATTTCTATTTCTAATAATCCTTTCATATTTTTCTCTCCTATGTTGAATTATTAAGCAGTAGTATTCAGTTTACCTGAACCTTTAAGACTCAATTTGTAAGTCAAACCGTCTTCCATTGGAGCTTCAATATCTAATGATTCAATGTATGCTTCACCTTTATAGGTTTGAGTAACACCACTCACAATAGTTGAAGGTCTGAATGTAACTTGAAGAGGTAATCTGCTATCAAAAGCAGCTACGAATTCTTTTATGTTTTCGTTCCATACACCTAATCCATCAGTATCAATACTCCAAGATTTAGTGGTTGGAATACTTTCTTCCCAACCTTCGTTTGTTTTAGTTGTTGCATTTGCAAGATTTACACTTAATGCTAGGGAACAATTTCTTGAATACGCAATTGGTGTTGTTGTGCCTGTACCTAAGTACACTAAAAGGTCAGAGCCGTTTACAAATTTATTTGCCATTTATTTTATCTATTTTTTCTATTTTTTTAATCCCCTGATTGGGGTCATTTATAGATAAATAGCCTTCTAAACAGCTCTTTTAAATAGCTAATACTTAATACTATTATATTGGCTAGACTGGTGGATATAGGGTTTTATTTAGAATTCCAATTTTTACAACAATTCCATTTTTTACATACATCCCGTAATATCCTCCAACACCATAATCAATTACCATCACACCACCAGTTGCTCCTTGTAATCCGTTAACAAAAATTGAATCAAAATTCAATGTTAAATTTCCTCCCTCCATTAAAGCAGAACCTTCCGAGAATAGAGATAAACCATTGGAAGGTGCTTTCAAATACATTGCTGTATGGGTTACACTATCTGAGGTATGATCGTTTAATTTGAATGCGCCTACTGCACTAACATTATTGTATGATGTTGGAGTGGATACTCCCTTGGATGAAAAAAAAGCACTCTTAGGTGTGATTTGACTATAATCAGTTGTACCCGTAACCTGATCAGCATTTTTCATAAATATGTAAGGATCAGAACCAGAATTGATTTGAAGGAAATTACTTGTTAAAGTACCAGATTTCAAACTTGTTGAATCAATGCCCCAGCCCCCAATTGTACCAGTAGTAGCACTAATTGTACTTGCTGAAATGCTCAGTGAATTAATATATGTTGATGTGATAATATCAGATTTAATGTAATTAGCATCAAGTAATGAGGTCTTAATAAAACCACCAGTTACTATTGTACTTCCAAGTTTTGAAACCTCCACTACATCCTCATAAGCTAAAGACCTAAGATTGCCAACCAACGCATTATGCAAGTTTGTAGCAGCTATACCATATGCTGCTGCAGCATTAGCTTTTACTGTTGAATCATCCTTTGCTGCTTGCAGATTGTTAGCAGCTTGTGTAATTCTTGCTTGCTCTTCTGTTGTAACTACACCATCGGCATAAGCTGCTGATGTAGTTTCGGCTAATACTCTTTGAGCTGCTGCATATGTGTTTGCACTAACAATAGCTGCTGCTTTTGCTGCATTAGCTTTATTCTCTGCATCTGTTTCTGCTGCTTGTAAGGTTGCAGTATTAGCAACATTAATTAAGTCTGTAGTATCAGCAATTATTTCATTTGCTTTGTCAATAATTGACTGATCTACATAATCAACTAATTCATTTTTTAAATCAAGATTCTTTTGATCAGCATAAGCTTTAGCGAGATTTAATTTAGCCTGAGCATCTGCTATTGCACGTGCTTCTTCATCACTTACAACACCATCAGCATAAGCTTTTGTAATGGTTTCGCTTAATACTCTTTGTGCTTCTGTATATGCTTTAGCTGCATCTAATGATGCTTGTACCGCATTGATCCTCGCTTGCTCTTCTGTGCTAATCTTTTGATCTGCATAAGCATCTGAAAGAGTTTTAGTATATAAATCCTGAGCATCGGCATATTGCTTTGCAGTTGCTAAATTATTGTTAGCATTCTGGATTAATGCTGCCTCTGTACTGTCTATAACCCCATCTGTATATGCTTTTAGGGTGATTTCGCTTAGCGACCTTTGGGCATCTGTATAGGCTTTGGAAGCAATTATATTATCTTCACTGGCATCAATAATCTGGTTCTCAATGTCCGTTATCTTACCATCTGCATAGGCATTAGCAAGTACCTTAGCATTTAACGCTTGTACATCGGCATATTGCTTTGCAGTTGCTAAATTGGATTCAGCAAGGTCAATGGTTACTTGCTCTAATTCTGTGATTAGACCATCAGCATATGCTTCACCTAATGTCTTGTTTAATGAATCCTGTGCATCTGAATAGCTCTTGGACGCTAGTGTAGCATCGGTTTTTGCTTTATTGATCAGGTCATAAAAGTCCTCAGGTGCGGGGACAAAATCAGTCCACTTATTCCCTTTAACTACCATGATATTTTTCATCTCAATACCAGATATGGGAGCTTGCGAGCCAAATTTTGATGGAAATTTATACGGGAATCCCTTTTTCACACTAACATTCATCATGCTAATACCTTCTCCTAGCCTAGCGTACAGAATCGGTAAATCTGTAGTATGAAGAATGCAGGTATATCTGATCCAATCATTTGAAACATTGAATTCCTTTTCATCTGAATCATCAAATTGAAGAAATAAACGATTTGCACCATCAATTGACCTGGCATAGAATGATAACGCCATTTCTGAATTGACTGGATAGTTACCGCTTTGTAATGTTTGATTGCTGGTTTGGGATACTAATACTGTCTTATCACCTTTTAAATGATAATTTCTATTTCCAATAGTGATTGCTTCAATTTCCGCATCGGTGTAGAATTTACTTGCTTCTGCAATTGCTTTAAGCAACTTTATTTTCTCATCATAGTATGCTCTGAATGTATTCCTGAAATCATATCCTGCTATATCATCGGTGGTATTCATTGAATACAATAGCGGTTCAACATATAATTCGAGATCAACATAGCTAACATCATAATCCAATGTTTGAACCCCGAAAATAACAGCCTGTTGAACAAGTTTAGGTTTTTCATCTTGGATAATTAACCATTCCTTTAGAACATTGATTTTTTCATTTGGAGTTAATTTTGAATCATTAGCTATATTATATAATAAGGTGTTTGCATTATCCGCAGCTACCTGAGCAACTGCAATTAATTCATCTGATTGGTTTTTGGTATAATATCCTGATAGATCAACTGACCCTGTACCGTTGTTTAGAAATGGCGCACTATATATGTTACCATCATTGAATTTAATCTTCAATGTTGTAGTGTTGCCAGTAGTAATGAATTGAATTTCTTTGACAACCTTGTTGTTGGCTTCATTCCATTTCTCTTTATCTATATCGGTAATATTAAAAGCTGGTGACCCTCTAAAAACAGGATCAGTTTCAGTTTTAAGATATCCATTTTGCTCTGGTGTACCTTCATCAATTGGCAATAGTTTCCCGATACCCTTTAATGAACCTGAATAAGTTGAAACTTCATCCATTTGAGCAGTAAGATCAATAGATGCAATAGCTACTTCACCATAATAAGCATAAGTATAATTCTCTTGAATTACTCCGAATCTGATAAAAAATGGCTCATTGTTTTTGTACTTATTGATGAAGTAATTTTGAGTGAAGCCACTATTGGAACTCATTAACCCCTCGAATTCAATACCCCAATCTTTAATACCGACCATTAATTCAGTCCAAGATTGACTATCCTTAGTAGTTACATCAGTTAGGCTTTGATTGATCTTTAAAGCACAATTCCTTGAATATGCTACTGGTTCGTTATCAATATTGTATAGCAAGAACTCTGATCCTGCAAAAATGTTCCTTTGCATAATGATTAGAGTTGTTGGATACTGTTGTTGAAGGTGATTAGCTTACGAATAACATAACCGCCATTAGATTCACTTTCAATGTATCTGGTTGATTCTAGCTTTGATGTATAGATATTCCAAGTATCATCTGAATAGAAATTCTTTCTGGTAAGTATTTTTTGAAATATTTGATTGCTTATATCATCAACTAACTTTTTACCCCCACCTGTTTGAAAACGAGTGATTATATCAATTACAATAGATGCTTTGTACCCATAACTAGTTGAGTTAAGGATGGGGGTTAAAGTTATGTTAGAGAGAATAATAAAGGGAGCATTTACCGTATCATCTACCCTATCGTAAACAGGAATAGTTTTGCCCGACAAAACAGACAATTGATTGATTAGCTTATCATAATAAGCCTTACGGTAAACATTAGTTGGGTCTTTAGCAAATTCGTTCATTACCAATAAATAGGGTAATGAAGTGCTTATTTTTGATGAGGTAACTTAATGTGATTAATTTATCAGCTTCGTTGAGATGAGTAGAAAGGATATAACATGGCAAATGCCATGTTATATTTAATGTCCACTTTGAGAGGGGCTATTTTTTCCCGCTGAATAGAAAAGGTAAAATCCTACTACAAGACAAATTGAAGGTATAATTGGGTAGATATTTAAATCAAATAATCTCAAATCATATCCATAAATAATGCCTTTAGTATTCGGTGTTGTGTTTCTTATATAAGAAATAAGTTTGATCATCCAGAACATCGTTCCGTAAAAAAACAGGGGCATACCAACAATGATTTTTGCTTTCATAATGATTTGTCTAAGAGGTTAATTGTTTAAATCTAAATGTACCTTATATAAATGGTTAATTCACGTTTACACTTTCAAACTATCCTGCAACTTCCTTTTCAAATTATCCAATTCACTATTAATGGCAGGGTGAAAATATGGCATTGGTTTAATGTTAACTTGGCGTTTGTCATCGCCTTTGAATTGCCATGCATAATCTTCAAAACCTTCTGGAACATCTACATTAGTTCCTGTACCATATTCAATATAAGGTGCATAATGTTTATTGAATCCAACATCTGCACCCATTCCATCAGCTCTATATAATATATATCCTGATTGAGCAATACCACCTACAGAGTCTTTAAAACCTGTTGAAGCTAAATTCTCTTTTGCTTTTCTCTCAATATTGATAGCTGTTTCAGCGATACCTTGTTTTACCCCCACTTCGTTATGTTTAGCTAATTTTTTCAGGTTATCCAATGAGGTGTCTAGACCATTAATTTTAATGTTGAAATTGTTTCTTGTTCTCATGCTTATAAATAGTATGAAAAAAGAGTAATGCAAAAGAAAAATAAATCACACATTGATAGTTTTTAGTAATAATATGACCGAGTACTTAAGCCCCAACATCCAAAATCTTGCTGAAAAGTTAGCAATGATTCCATTTACTAAAGTCAAATTATTAGATAAGGAATCGAGGCTAAGAGCTACAAGGCCGTTTTTCGTTGAGTCAATCTATCCAATTAGAGTAGAATTTAATGAAGGCCATATTAATGTAACTATTCTTTGTAGTGGTTATTTTGGAGACTTTGTTGGAATTAGAACATACGGACAACCATCGATCCAAATGGTGAATGAAGTACTGAGAATTACTAACGAATTTTATATTACTAAGCTAAGCTAGGTGATCATTTAATTCCAAATGGTTTTCCTCTTATTAATGTTAATCAGCTTTGTGGTTGTGTTATACGATGATGTAAACTCTGTATTATCAATACTGACAGTTGATATTGATTTATCAGATATTACTAGCAATGACAGATCATACCAAGAAATATTTGGATTAGGCACTGTTGAATAATCTAGTGTTATTTTCAATGCATTTCCGTTGATAGTCTCGGTCTTGGTAACATATTCTTTAATGTGCTTGTATTCCATAAACTCCCTCATACTTTGAAATAGAACAGTATCGCTAAATTGAGAAACAATTGAGTCAATCCAAGAGTTGAAATTATCAATACCTGCCGCTATCCCGTGACTGCCAATTTGAAAGTAATCGACTGAACTACTACCAAACAAAGATGTTAATGCAGTCCATTGTGCCCCTCCATTAGTCCAGTTATCACTAAATGTTCTTTTAATTGCTGTATAGGTTTGTTTAGGTATATTATTAATAGCACCAACAGCATTAAACTGGCTTGGATAAGGTGTAAAATTGTCGAATGTACCTTCTGAGGACCCAAATAAGTAATTATAATCTCTAGCTTCTAACTGGTAACCTGCATAATTTGTAGGCACAACGAGAGCATTCATTTTATAATTATTGTATCTCAACTTTACAAAATCATCTAAATCCCTAAAGTTTTTTCTAATGTCAGTACCATTATTATAATTACCAGTTGGTTCATGATAATATGAGTGATTCATTATATCTAAACCATAAGGTATCAAATCAATAGCTTGTGTAAACGTTGTTTTATTTGGATAGTTATCACCCCACTCAGCGTTATTAAAGTTATTCTTAGCATTTATCGCTAATCCTAAACTGTAGTTTTTGTTATTTCCACATCCATCAGTATAATAAGTGGTTTTCAACTTATCATATGCTGTTAAGACACCAACACTATCATCATCAAATTCCATTAAAATAGCTTTTGATTTATTGTATTTCAATTTAGGAAATGCAGATGATGCACTAGTCGGAGTTGAAGTAAACGTTACTGTGATTTCAACAGTACTTCCAGTATTACCTGTAGGGGGTATTACTACACCCCCGCCAAGATTTATTATATTTCTTCCTCTTAAAATCATTACGAAACAAGAGTTAGATTGAAGCCTCTAATGTTATTTACGGGACAATTTGTTAAGTTAATATTACACCAAGCTTTTACATATAAGTCAACTTGGGGTTGGGTCGTTGTACGCATTAACTGCCACGTAACACCTGCATCTGAGCTACACTCAAAGAATGCATTAGTTCCATCTAATCTAATTCTACCTTTAGTGTTAGCTCCAAAAGCTGGTCTAGGATTAGCAAAGTTGTCATTACCTGCTACCCAAGTTTGAAATCTTGAATTGGCGTAATCTAAGGCCAATGGAGATGCAACACCTGCACCTACAGAATTTCGATCCCCTAGTGTATCAGCTCCTTCGTGCAATGTTATTGCTCCATTTAATGCCGCATCGGCTGTGAATTCAACCCATCCAGTACCACCTGCTGGTATATAGTAGTTACCTTTAGCACCGCCAAATCCTTGTCCAGAAGGAGTGGTAAATGAAAAAGAATTGCTAGTCAATGTTCCATTTTGAACAGGCGTTTTCCATGATGTTAATGGAATTGTAGTAGCTGCTGATGCAGTGTATGCAGTTGCATTTTGTAACCATGCTGATGGATTTCTACCAGACGCTGCTTTTACCCTTACTCTAACCTGACCAATTGTCTTAGCAACATCACCAACAACTAATGGCTTAGCTGCTAATGCAACTACGGTTGTGCCACCATCCAATGAATATTCATAATCACTTACATTGGTATAACCAGTTGAGTATGTAAAGTCAAACGTATTTGCAGTATCATCTACAACTCCTGCTGTAGGTGCTGATGGCGTAATAGCAGCTAATGTAAATGCTACAGTATTATATAATGTTCCTGACACATTTCTTCCACTAGCTGCTTTTACCCTTACTCCTACTTTTCCAATAGCTAGTGCGACTTCACCAATTGAAATAGGTTTAGCTGTTACTTGACTATAACCAGTGCCACCGTTAATAGTGTATTCATAATCTGCATTGCTGTTATAACCAGTTGAATAAGTCCAATCGAAAGTATTTGCAGTATCGTCTGTTACTGGTGCTGTTGGTGTTGGTGGTGTAATATTACCTGCAACATCCGTGGTTATTTGTCCATTTGCATAATTAGAACCTGCAAACCCTGATGCTGTAGCTCTTAATCTATAATAGTAAGTTGTTACAGGTGTTAATCCTGCATCTGTGTAAGTAAACAATGAACCGCTATAAATAGTTATAGCATCTGCAAATGAATTATCACTTGCTTTCTGTAATGTGTATGCTGTAGCATTAGTTACACCAGTCCATTTAATTATAACTGAATCACCTTGTGGTGTACCAAAGCCTAGAGTCGGTGTTGCTAATTTTTCTAATTCACCTCCTGTTGGTGGGTCAATCCAGGTTAGATCCCCCTGTAATATTCGATCTGGGGCAAAATTTGGCCTTGATTGAAACCAAGCAATCAATTGAGATTCTGAAAATCCACCACCTGAACTTGAAATTACATAAGGATCAACTTGTGTACCTGTTCCAGTCATACCAGAAAAATATACTGGTGGTAATTGGTTAACTGGAACAGTACCACTAACCCTATCAGCCTTACTATTAAAAATATTGAAATCCTCACTAGTTAAATATCCGTCTGTTAATGATGTGGAGGCTCCTAGTTTGGTTTTGATTGATGTTGTGGTTTCAGCACTTAGAGAAGCTAGTTTATTCTTTTCTGTAGTACTGTAATCATTTGTAGATAGAGATTTACCACTAACGGAATCTACTTTAGAATTTATTGCATCTCTTACTTCATTTGCATCGGCTGAGTTCCATAGGGTTGGGTCATATTCTTCTTCCTGTGATTTGTCGGTATAATTAACGTTCATTATTTACTGGTAATTTTCATAAGGATTCTCATTTTGGAAAATCTCTATGTTTTCTGATTCACTCGCAATCAGCTTTATTTCTCTGTTCAATTCATCAACATTGACAATGCTGTGAATGGTTAAAGACTTATTTTTTAATTTGATGATGTGGCTTTTAGTGATTGAAATATCTGATCTAAACCTTAGGTATATTTCATAAAAGCCTTCTAATATTAGTTGGCCTTCCTGTAGTGTTCTGGTTTCATCTTTGGTTATTACATACCCGTAATCAGTAAAATCTAAATCATGAGAGCCATATGATCCACCCTGACCATTGCTGACCTTATTAGATTTCCAAAATTCCAATATCTGATTATATTTAACAGCTGATCTCATTATAAAACAATGACCTTTCTGTACTGATTAAGAATTGAAATAGTACCATTAGATAACACTAAACCACCATTTTCAGCATCCAGATAGTTTTCCCTATGTTGATAATTAGTTGCAATATCCTTTAATAAGGCAAGGTCAATTAAGGCGTTTGATTCGTCTGTAATCCTTTGAGCTTGCAACACAGCAGCGTCTAATAATAGTTGTATTAAAGTATCCTCAGTGCTATTTGAAGAGTGTATATTTAGGTATTGTTTTACTAATGATAGTTCCATATTTGTTGAAATAAAAAAGGTGATGGATATTTCCACCACCTTAGTTTGAGTATAATAATCAGGTCAGTGATTAAGATTTTAATTTTGCTTTAGCTGCAACAAAATCACCAGATACAAAAGCACCATTGTGATATACAGGTAGAGCAATTCTTTCTTCAATTGCAATAGTTACTAATCCTTTTTGCACATTATCGGAATCTTGATAGTGATAATTCAACGTTACGCCTGCACGCTCTTTCAATTCAGCACCTAAACGAAAATCGCCTAGTAAGAATTTACCTTCTGCAATTGCTGTAGATTCAACTACTGGCACACCTGCCACAGACATATTTCCTGATTGGAATAAGTAAGCGCCTGTTGAGTCTTTGGTCAATTCTAATTTTGTCTTATCTGATGGGTGAATTAATATTGCTGATGCTGAGTAATTAGCTATGTTAACCATATTAACAGCAACTCTCAACACGTCATATTCATTTGGAGTTGCACCAGTTCCTAACGTTATTGTAGTAGCTGAGAACGGTTGTGCGGTTGTTCCCACACCTTTTATATCACCAGTTCCGAATAATAACTCAGCATCTTCTGCTTCTGCTAATTTTGCGGGAACTTGATTGCCTAGAAATGAAACCATTCCATCAACATCATTTAACATCTCTTTAGAGATGATAAGAAAGGTTGAAATGGTTTTTACTAAGGCAGTTTCTTGTCTGATACCAAAGCTAGATTCACCTGATTTAACACCTTCTTGTTTAATACCTGCACCATTGGTATAACCAGATAGCTTTACATATTTCACTGCATCACCAGAAGTTGAGCCGATTGCGAATAGTTGTCTTGCGTTAACCTTACGGTTAGCATAACCAGTAATTCCTGCTCTATATTCAGGATTTATATCAGCTTGCGGTTTTAAAGCAGCTTTTAATTCAAATTTAGCACCCAAAATATTACCATTTGAAGATGATAATTGAGATTTTAATTCGTCAGCAAAAGTCATTGACTTTGCATTTAGATCAACTTGTTTAGTTGATAATTGGTCGAATTGATCTTGTAAGGCATTTAATTGGCCTTTTAATTCAGTGTTAACTTTGGTGATGTCTTCTTTTATTTCTTTACCAAAATTTTCTATTTGTTCTTTAATTTCCATTTGTATTAATTATCGAGAGTGTTATTTTTTATTATAGCCTATCATAAAGGCTGTTATTAATTCTAAACCGTTGCTTTTTACCTCAACAACTTCATCTATGACCATCGGGTTATCTGCATTCAAACTGTCATCAGACGGGTTTAAATCATCAGCAACTGACTTTTCGGTTAAGTGTAGGTGTGTGGTTTTAACTTGATTTAGGAATATGTTTAGTTGATCCAAGACGTCACATGTGACGTCTGCTTTCAACATTTTTATCATTTTATCACAGTTTTCAACGATTGTATCTGATGTAAACTGACTTTTGAATCCTGTGAATTGTGCTTGTGAATTTGACCCCCAAGTAACTGATGAGAATTCAAATAATTTTACTTCTGAAATCTCATTATATGAGCCTCTATTGGTTGATTTAACAGTTTGAAATCCGATGCTGTGTTCCTTGATTGTACCGTTGCGGTATAATTCTAACACTTCATTACCTAATGCAGTATCTGCAATGGTAGTTTCAAAGTACAATCCCTTTTCATCTTCAACTAATACTGTTGGTCTCCCTAATAATTGAACAGGGTTATGCTGATATAGGTGAACAATTCTTTGCTTATTTTCAGATAGTGTCTTTGAGAATGATCCTTTAGCAATCATATCACCATCAGAATCAATTACATTGAATACAGATGCATAACCGCTAATAGTTCTACTATCAGTGTCTACCTGTAGGTCAGAAAATTCAAAAGATTTGTGTTGTAATTTCTTACTCATTTATCTGCGTGTTTACAGATAAATAGCTTGTTAAAGGCTGCTTAGAAGGAACTAATACTTAATAATATTATATTTGGTATTTAATTAACGTGCTCATATGGATGTAACTTCAATACCTCACGATTCTTATTATAAATTTATGTTTTTAGGGGGGGTGGTCTTAATTCTCACATCGATATTTTTCTTTGAAGAGAATGAAAAAAATCATGAAAATCATAGCTTAATCAGAGATTCCATTAGGGTTGAGTTTAGAAGCGATTCAACAAAAAGGGCTCGTTATGGTGAGATCATTCCAAATTTGAGAAGTGTTACTGATGCTAAACTATCAGCAATGGAAAAGAAAAATATTAATGATTTTACTAGTCAAGCATTAGATGAGCTTGATAAAATGAATTCTCGGTTTAACCAAAACGAGCATCGATTAAATTTAATAGATCATCAGCACCAGCATTTTGAAAATGCAAGATGGAGGTATCTAGTTATATTTGCATTTGGGATTATCTTTATAGGTATAGGTGGTACAAAATGGGAAAAAGAGCAGAAGATAAAAGACAAAATTCTACAAAGTCAACTTGATATCTTAGAATTAGATTACGAACAGAAGAAAAACGAAACCTCATCTAAAGATTGATGTCCTCAGAAAAAACTAAATGGCATAACGGAGTCTGGATTGTTGCAATTGCCACTGTCATTTTATCTCCGATAGTCACTGACTTATATAACAGAGCTCCCATCCTAACTTCATTTAAATGGTTATGGTTTAGTTTGCTGTCATTTACAAATATTCCAATACCATTGTGGGCTGTCCTTGGAACGTTCTTCTGGTACTCTATTATCTATTGGCTCTACCATAGGAAAGGAAGAAAGAAGGCAATCAACGAACCAATTCTCAAAGAAGAAAAACCCATCCCCAAACAGATAGTACATACAGCTCAGAAAATATATGCACCTGTTGCTTTAGAAATCTATGATGAGCAGAAATCCAAAACAGAAAAAATGCTAAAATATAAGGCAGGTAAATTTTTTGGTAATGTTTGGATATGGAAGTGGAAGTTCAATAAGCTCATCAATGAGTATGAGATTAAAAATATACTGCCTGTCTGTGATAAGGAAAATTGTGATCAAGAACCCATGAGCTTTGTAAGTGGCGATTCAATTGGCTATCTTTATTATTGTAATAAATGTCAAAAAAGTAGATACTTTAAAGAGACCACTATTCAAATTGAGAAGGAAATAGAGAAGAATCTAAAGACTATCTAATCTTCAATTTCTGCATCATCCACACCTATCATAGGGTGCAATTTTAGCCCCTGATCTGTCCAATACTGATAAGCATCGACAAATACATCATTACCTTCCTGTTCAGGGAATTTACTTTTATGTTTAACTTTTCCTGATAATAAATCAGTAGGTATACCACTAGGAAATGCATTACATCCATTCTTTTCTCCATCGAAATGAAGGCACTTACTGCAATATCTGGTGTTTTTAATTTCTTCCATATCTATAAATACTTTGGTTATTTAGTTAATGCAAAATATTTATCAAAAAACTCAATTATATAACTTGGTAAATCAGGGTCTTTTCTTGTGTACATCAGAAATGTTTCGGCGAAGAACTCTTCTTTAGTTGTTGATCCGTAATAACTTACCTTGTAAATATCGTCATTTGATTTTGCTTTAATGTAATTCCTATAAGCTTCTCTATTCAATTCTTTTGCTACCTCATTCAATTGGCCATCAAAACCTAACATTGCTTTATTAACGCCTCTTGTTCCATTGATTGCACCAGTTAATTGATCGTTGAGAATATGACCATACTCATGCGTAACTGTATCAGCAATAAAGCTTTCTTCTGTATAATGCACTGTAAACCTATTATATTTCAATTGCTCATAGGATTGATTCAATTGCTTCTGAATTGCATATGTTCTAGGTCTACTTTCTAATATTTGAATGTTCCTTTTAATTATATCTGCATACCCTACTTCATACTTTTGATAGGCTGCATTAGCTGTTTTTATTGATTTAAAAATTGAATGGTTAATACTTAGTCCCTGATAATTAGCACTCATTAACGCTCTGGCAGATTTTGGAGACTTACCAATATTTACCAATGACCTTAATCCATACTGTTTTTTAAGATCAAATAGTGTTTTGTTCATCTCATTAGCAACATCCACATCCTTAATCCAATTGTAATTGACCTCTTTTGCAAAACCATTATCTACTGCATATACAAGTGCTTCACCTACTGTAGAAGCAGGAGTAAATAGATTTAAATCAGTTAATGGTAAAGGTTTATCAAATAGATCAGGTTGTTTTGTAGGTTTAGGTTTTACTGGTTTCTTAACAGGTTTATTTATCCCTTGTTGCAAGACTTCTGATGCTGGAATGAAACCAACTGCACACCTACAGTTGCAAATATTTTTAGCTGTTGCTCCATGAGATGAATCACCTGGATGTGACATTTTCTCGTCACCAACTTCAAACAATGCATCTAATGGAATTGGCGTGGCATCAACCATTCCAATATGGCTATCTCTTGTTTTACCATCGCCAGTTCTGCATATCCATTTCTTATACAATACAAGCCCTGATGATTTAGCTGATGCGATTGCTCCAAGATTACTTCCAACTGCATTCTCAGTTCTTGCAATTAGTAATGCTCTTTTTTTAGTATCTATTCCATCAGCTTGTTCTAACAATAGTTTTGCAGTTTGCTTATAGCTCAGTTGTTCCTCTACAGATTGTTGCATCACCTTTCGGATCTGCTCTTTAGTGGTTTTCGTTACTCCTGATACTTTCTTAGCACAATCTTTTGACTGGGTAAATCTTAGGAATTCTTGTTTCCAGTAATTAACCTGATCGTTTTGATCTGGCGTTTGCTGGTATTGCTTTGGTTTTTTTGCTTTAGTTTCTAAGAATAATGATGATTGTTTTTGCTTAGGCAATGATTGAGAAACCATCGAGGCGGTAGCCAATCCTACACTATTATATATGTTAACCAGAATAGCCAATGTATCAGCTTCATTAACCAATAAATCAATTGGAACAGATGGATTAGCTAAATATTCTTTTGATGCATTAGCATATATAGCCCTAAAACCCTTCAACACTATCTGATATGATAGTCTTTCATGCTTTTTTATAAGCGCATTATACTGCCTGTAATACTGTTTATCATTCATTAGAATTCAGTATTATGGCTTTATTGATAATCAGACAGGTTTTGTTTTCCTGTATCTATTGTTATGCTTTGTTCATCAATTGGGATTAAATTTTGAGGTATATAAATCTTATCCATTGATGGATCAGGTAGTGTACCGTATTTAACCGCAGCTCTTTTCTCATTTGGAGTTAACCAGTATTGTTTATCCAATTGGGCTATCAATTCATTAATATTCTGAGCTAATTCTGGCAGTACCGTAATATCAAAATCAATGTAATATTGTTTACCATCCGCTTTGGAATATGGAGGAACTAGCCATTTATTCAAATTATCCCTTAATTCAGTTAGCAAAGGCACACAGGTATTAAATACCATTTGTTTACTCGCCTCCGAATAATTACTATATGTTTTATCGTTCGTATTGCCCAAAAGCAATGAAGGAAATGAATAAATGTTACATAAGTCCCTAAGGTTAATATCCATCGATTCTAGTATTTGTAACTCATCGGATGGTTGTCCAAACTGTGTCCACTTCAACTCACTCGCTACGATCATAATCTCACCTGTTTCAGCATTTTTAAACCTATCTTTCAACTGTTGTAGTTGCTGTTCACTTTCTGATCCTGTAGCTGACAACATACCATAAGCACCTCTATTTGCCATTACATTTCCTTGCGCATTATAGGCTTCATTATTCAATGCCATCACTTTTAATCCTGCCCTTAATGGACTCATGCCATAAACATTCTGAGAGCTTGAAAAATCAGGATTCCAATACTTAAGATGAAGTATATTCTCTTTCTCTAATCGTTGATTGTTGCCTATTAGATTATAATATTCAACCTGATTATTACTCGCAACGATATTCATTAATTGAGCAGGTAATGCTGTAAGACTTATTATTTTATCTCTATTCAAACCGAATTCTGGCTTTGCTCCATATATATAGCTGTTACCAGTTACCAATTTGTAGCCTACAACTTCTTTTACAAAATCACTCCACCCCTGAGTTGGATTAGGCTGATCCAAGATGTTCATAATAATGTGACTATCCACCTCCTTCATTGATGATGATTTGCATTTGAATGCTTCTACACTCATCAGATTATTACTTGTTGAAAAGGACTTATATCTTTTGAAATCCTTCTTTTTATCCTTTTCTATGGTATATAAATAGAATGGGACTGCCGCTATTTTATCGCTGATTTGCTTTACTATTGAATAAATTACTGGGTTGGAGGTATATCCGTTTGTGATGTACTGAGTACTGTTATCTGTAAACCAGTTTATGCCATTGCCATTACCTATTAATGGATATACAATAGGTGATGTTTGTGCCTTTGCTTGTATTGGTTCGGGTGTTTGTTTATTCGTATTGTAGAAGAAGTAATCTAAAAATTTCACTGTTCATTGTTTTATTGTATTGTTGTTATCCCTTCACATGGTGAAGGGTATATGTATATAAATAGTCTATACAAAGAAGAAAGGCTGTTTCAATTCCAGAAATTCTCTCATTATCAATGAATCTGAAAAATCGGGGCTGTGACCTATGATTGATTTGATGATATCTTTGGAAACCACCTCTAATTTCCCCGTATCATTATCCATATTACAGCGTTTGAGCTGCTCTAGTTCAACTATCATATCCTGTTTATATCTTTGGTCTTTGATCCAATAACCACCTTCTTTGGCTCTATCACAGAATTTATAGATGCATTGGGTCTTAAGGTTTTTATAATTCTCATTATTCAATGCCTTGCTACCATTGACAAAACCCTTTGCTCCTTGTAGGAATCCTTTAATGAATCCACCTACACCATCTTGATCGAATACAATCCTGCTCTTTGGTATCCCAAATTGATTAGCCATTGATTCAATAGCTACAAGAACTTCTTGCCCATTTGATTTAGGTATTACTTTAATATGTATTGCTACATAACCTTCCCATGCAATGAGTACAAATTTGTCTGCTCCTTCTAATGCGATATCACAGGTTAAAGCCTTTTTAGTATTGTCTGGTTGTATATGAGTATTAGTGAATAAATCAATAATTTGATCATAAGATAACAGCGTTGAAGGGTCATTATCGTAGTCCCAATTCCCGAATAATAATCTTTGTTTACTGGCCTGATCTAGCGTGTGTAATGAATCAATATAATGCTGTGAGATGTATGGATTATCGGTCACTAAAGCCTGTACAAACCGCTTATATGACTCAATAGAACCATCATTTGATTTTTTATAGAATTCAGAATAAACCCAATTTTTAGAGGGGTTACAAGTACCTAATATCTTTGGAATGATACCAAATTCATCTAATTTATACCGAATTCTGGATTTAACTATTAACCAAGCTTTTTCACTGATCTGGTTGCATTCATCAATAAATGCCCCTGTAATTTCTAATGATCCTAATGAATCGAAATTTGGATCGGATGGATAGGTGAATAAGTCTTTTAATATAATTTCGCTACCATTAAAGAATCTGATTACACCACTTTGTTGATTGAACGTGAAATGTTCATTAGGAATCAATCCTTGTAACTTACAAACATCGAATAATGAGTTTAATGTAGTTTCTTTGAGGGATTTAAGCTTACTTCTACCAATTAAATACCTGCTACCTTTATATTTAAGGCAGTTCTTTAATACCCAATAGCAACCTAAGAATGATTTTGCTGATCCTGCACCTCCACCAAATACTAATTCAGTGGTAACATTATCTTCTAACAGGTCTAAGGCAATTGTTTGTTTTATGGTTAGATTCAATTAATTGGAATCCTTTCCATACTGTTTTACCTCATTCCAGATTATAGACTCACCTTTGGATGTATGATCTATCTCCTGTTTATCACTCCATTTATACTTATTTTTTAATACAAAAATTGCGATTGTAGCATTGATTTTGTTGCTTGCTGCTTGTGATAACAGATTGGCTTCAATTTTAGCTTCAATCCTTTTTATAGCTTGGGAAACTTCTTTATCTTCTCTGAATTTATCTTGCCAATCAGTCCAAATGGTGTTATATAGGTCAATATTAGCTAAAGTAACACCCAAATAAAAAATCCTATTTTTCTCTACATCCGCATAAATGCTATTTAAAGCCTCTAAAACTGTTATTTTATCCCATTTTTCTGCGTACTTATTACCTTTTTTGGCTGCCATCTGAATATTCTTTCAGATAAATAGTCAGTCATGAGAGATAATCGAATCTAAATAACTAAATATGATTAGGTTTGAGAGGTTATCCTCTTATAAATTATACATCATTCTTATTATATTTGTTGTTGCAAGTTGAATTTAGATCACTATAATTAATGGCCTCACCCAGACGTAGCTCTCAAAACTCCCTATCTGATTGGTTTGACAATCCGTGGAAAGCTGTCTTTTCTGCTTTTTTCACTCTAGCAACTTTGTTTGGAATTGCATATGCCTGTGCTTCCCATTTTTGCTCCCAGGACTTTAAAATAGAAAAAATGGAATTAAAGCAGGAGTACAATGAAAAAATCCAAAATGCCAAAGATGATTGTAAGGATGGCAAAATGGAAGCTTACCAAAAAGACATCAACGAAATCAAAGAAACTGTAAAAACATTAAAAAAATCTAAATGAAATTAAGTGTAATTTTTAATGTTTTGTTACTAGTGGTTTGTTGCTTTAGTTTCTATTTCCTAGTTATTTCTGAGAATTCTAATGAGAGATTAATTAGACAGATCGAACTGAAAGATAGTTTATCAAAAAAAACTACTAAAAAAGACTCTGTTTTTGCTGAGAAAACAAAAGAATATGCAAAAGTAATCACAAAATATATATCGGATTGCAATTTTAAAATTGGAGATAAATCAATAAGTACACCTGAATTATTGAAAATATCTAACCAAGCCATTAGAGATGCCGCATTATATAAAGACTCTTTATCCATGCTGAAAACTTCGAATGAGTATTATAAAAAGAAGGCGTTAGAATTCCAAAAAGAGAATGTTTCTTATACAGACTCTGCTTTCATCTATAAAGGATTATTAAATGTCATACAGAAGAACTATAAAATCTACCCTAAATATCAACGAGATAAAAACAATTTCACTTTTTATATAGAAGGTACTTCCACAATAGATTCTGCATTAGTCCTATTTCCTTACTACAAGCATAATTTAACAAGGGACACAGCTACAAATGAATGGACAACTGTCACTGATACTGAGAGAAACATTAGAAGACAAACAAAGAAAAATAAAAAATCAATTAATAAAGTTTCTAATTGACATCTTCAATGTCACATTTTTCCGCATTCTCAGTTTCACATTAGATTTCTATCAATTGAAGAGCTAGTTATATAATTAATTGATATATTTATATACCCTCTAAACCAAGGGTGACGCTCTTATGCACATATTAATTACATATGACATCAAAACTCCTTTAACAGGTGAAGCAAAAAATAAAGTAGTTAAAGATGGAATGAAAAAACTTGGATACTTTGACTACTTTCTTGTTCCAGGTTCGACAGTAAAAAATTTCCTTCCAAATACATCTCTTTGGAAAAAGAACATTACATCCGCTACTGCCAAAGCTGACCTATTGAAGGTAGCAAAGGAAAATTCAGCCACTGTTGAGAGATTGTTTGCAACTCAATTTGTCAACTATGACTATATACAAGGAGAAGATTTTAAATAAAAAGAGAATATGGCTGAATGGACACCAATCGAACAAAAATTACCCCCTGATTCTGATTTTGTCATCGCTAACGTTAGAGATGATGCTAATAGTTACATTTACAGTGAAATACTTCAATTTGTATATAAAGAAGATCAATGGAAATATCATAATGGAAAGCCTTTAGAAGATGGATTGAGAGTTAGTGCTTGGAAAAATGCAGGTAGTACTTATGTTGGATAGAATTTAGCCCCTTAATAGGGGCTTTTTAAATTAATGGCTTCAATGATACATTATGGTACATCTGGAGCTTCACCATTAATTTCTGAATTTCTTCATAATAAGTCTTATCCACCAAGCAGAAATCCCACGCATCATATATTAGTGTTGATGCCCAAACATCAATGACATTTAAATATTTTCCTATAATTTTACCCTCAATATTGTAAAACATACGAGCAAGAAATGCAATTTTTCTTCTTGCTTCTGAGATGGTTCTATTCCTTGTTCTGCTGAATAGCTCACCTCTATCAATCTGATATTCATATATTACAAAATCTGTTATTAATTCCAATCTGTTTAATTGCAGGTCAGCTAAATATTTTCTTAGGTTTTTGTATTCTTTTATATTTTTCATTTTTAATTATTCTCTATTATTTCGTAATCAATAGCCTCTGACCATTGAATATTATCCCTGCTCTCTGAGCAGGGTATTTCCATGACTAATTTGCCTGTTACTTCTAACCCTTTGATTGAAGCCTGATATTCGGCATCTTCCCATGATATTGCATTTATTCTGTCTCCTGACCACCTGATGCCATTGACATAGTAATGTGTTGTATAAATAGCCATATTATTTACTGTTGATTATGGCTGCTACAAACACCAGTATTATTATAATTGAACCTACCATCTGTATCTTGTAACTCCTTTCATTTTTCTATCTAATGGTAGTTCATATACATCTTTTAGGATTTGAATGGTTTGGCCTTCCATGCTAACCTCTTTCATTAATCTTTTTGTTCTATATTTTTCTACAGCTATGTTTTTGAGGTCAAATAAGTAAGCTACATTATCTGTGAATGTGACAAAGTAAAATGCCTTACCATTAGCTGTTTGATTCGCTAATTGCATCAGGTGAATGTATTTTTTGCATTCTAGAAATGTTGAAAGGAAATCATTTGACTTTATTTGACGTGCTTTCGCCTCTATGTAGATATCTTGATCTGTATCCTTTACAATTGCATTAGCAGAATTGGATGTATTACCAGTTAAATCAACTACTTCATACTTATCTTGGCATTCATACCAAGTAATACCGCTAAATATTTGGATGAATGGTGCTCTTCCTTTTGCTTCTTGTTGATTGATTGATTCATCACTTACTATATACATAAAACTTAATCTCTTTATATATAAATAGTGGGCAGAAGAAGAAGTTGAAGGAAAAAGTGAAAATATTTTTTATTGTACAAAAATTGTATAATCCTTGCCACTCTTGTTTCCCAGCATAGTCAGTAAATTTATTTGACTAAATGTTAGAGTCATGAAAAGTCTAAAAATCGGAATCTACATTCTCTTTGGAACATTAAGTTGCTATGCACAGGGAGAAAAACCTTCAAGAGAAATTAATATTAAGGAAGGCATGCATATTACCATTGAAAGAGAGCGTGAACATCATCCATCTGGCAGCCAAGTTGGAGAAAGAAACAATCGAACTCCGAATTCAACACCTTCAACTCCGCAATCGATCCCTGTAATTCCTTACGTTTTAACAAATGAGACTGCGACACATTTACAAGAAATACAAAGATTGATAAACCAGATATCTTGGATAAAAGGATTGTTAGCAGGAAATTTCTTATTAGGATTTTTCACAAATAGTTTCAGAGAAATTGGGCCAGATCAATTTCTAAAAATAAAATCTGGTGATTGGACAGATGCAGCAACCGCTTTTTCTAATTTAAGCAAAATCCAGTATGATCAGATTCAACAAACTGTTGATTTCGCAATTCTAGATTTAGACAGAATCAGTAGAGACGAAGCAGCAGCAGGTATTAGATCGGAGAGAACTCAGCAAGAAAGAAAATTTTGGAATGATTTTGAAAAAAATTTGCCATTGTACAACAAATATGGAGAATCATTTGATTCTACAAACAAATTGTATTTATTTATTGATGGTCAGATATCTACTACAACCCGCTATAATACTACAGAAGATGGTGTTTTAGGAATGTCAATCTTTCCCCAATTTAGCATTACTAATGGCGCAAATGTTGAAGCAGAAGTTGCTGCTTATTTTTCACAGCAAGATGGGCAACCTCTAAAAGACTTCAATCAAAAATACTATACTAGCGAAGGACAGGTTGCGGTTAGCAAAAAAATAATGGGATGTTGCAAAACTTCTATGCCAACCCAAGATTTTCATCTTTTCATACCCTATAGCGAACTCCATTTAAACCCGAATTTACGATATTATCTAAAATTCTATGTAGCTGTAATTGGATATGGTGAAACATTAGCACAAAGCCCATCATATAATTTCACTATTCAATAAACATCATCATTTTTCGGCATTTTCTTTACAACTGGTACTTCATATTTAATCTCAGTACCCAATTCTTTTGCTAGTTCATCCATCTGATTGAAGATTACCTTTTGATTCCCCTTATATTTAATTGCATAAGTTGAAGGGTTGGATGTCACGTAACCAATCTGCAAGCCCATAGTAGTTCCCCAAGTACCTGTGATGCTAATTTTGTTGTCTCTGCAATTAATCAGGTAACTGCATGATGAATTATTATTTAGTCTGATTTTACCAGTACTTATTTGGAAAACATCTCTGTCTTGCACAGCTATAGCTATATCCTTATCTGCTAGTGTTTGCTTTACTTTAATGAAATTCTCTTCTGCTGTTTTATCATTTAACACAATAATCTTATCAGCATTTTTTGGAATCACAGTTGTCTGAGCATAAACATTGATCGTAAAAAAAATTAAAATAAGAGTAGTTAATTTTTTCATAATTTTTATTTTTTATAAGTTTTCACCTTCCCTGATCCCTTACATACATTGCAAATATTTCCAAGTCCGCTGCGTGTTCTCTTTACTTGCTTCTCGCTTTCACCTGCAAATCCAACTTTTCCTGCGCCACCGCACCAAGTGCATTCACTTTCAATTGGCTCACCATATCTGTTTTTTTTGTACAGCTCAATAGCCTCCTTGGTTGAAATGGACTTTTCTGTTTCAGGCGTTGAGGCATAATTTTCATCTGATTTATCCATGAAGTAGATAAATCCTGCACTAAAAGTAACAAAAAATAAAAAGGAAAATAATACATACTTAAGCGTTGTCATACATTTTTAGATTTAAAGTTTAATGAACAAATATAAGATTATATGTAACTAGTTACATAGGATAGTGTGCATCTATTTCTAAAATTTGCTTGGTATGGCAAGAAAAAACCCTAAAGATGAACAGGCAATAAAAAAGCTTGCTCAAAATGTGCGTAAACAGCGCAAATTGAAGGGGTTATCTATGATTGAATTGTCTGAGCTTTGTGATGTAGACTATAGAACAATTAGCAATATTGAATTAGGTAACGCTAATACAACAATAAGTATGATTACCATCATCGCCAAAGCCCTGGATATTCAACCTTCACAGCTACTAGAAGAATGAGCTTGCTCCAAAAACTTCGTGAATACTGGCATGAAAAAACCCTATATGATAAATTAATATTTATTAAAATGGGTATTTTGTATCTATTACTAACCTTCTGTTTAATTGCATGGCTTATCTTGCTAATTAGAGGGATTTAGAACTGTGAGGATATCATGCGACTAATTGTATCATGATTTCATTTGCAACTCTCCCCTTATTAAATTTTATAGTTTTCCCATTGTACACTAAAGATTGATCATCACCATCTTTATGATCCTGCAATTTATTTATCAATATAGCTTCATCATCTTCATCTGTAGTTGCATTTAGGATTATTTTATGATTCATGAAATAATAAGTTTTGGTAGTAAGTTTCAGTGTATACACATCCAAATTATTATTTGCTTTCTCTTCGTTCTCAATGTTTAAATGTGCTTCGCACATGTTAACATCAGGTGTATTCTTATTAAATTTATTATCAGATTTAGCAGATTTAAATTCGTCATTAGAGACTACTACAGACACCGCATCAACTTCACCAATACTTATATTGGAATTGGATAATTGAGCCTTTAGAGAGGCTATTTCAGCTATCAATTGCTCATTCTGTACCTGTAATTGTTTTATTAAATTGGAATCAGATTTTGATTTAATTTTAGCTTCTTTATCAGGTTTCACATAACTACTTTTTTCAGTTGGTAATACTCTATAATCATTAGCTACCCATTTTTTAATAAACTCTGGACATTTGCGATCAGTTACATCATACTGATGTTTAATACTTGTTTCGATATCAAATGGTTCTATAGATTTGTACTCGGAGAGCCTACCTGTAAAGCTATTGCCTGTATATAAATGCTCAACTAATTTTGCTTCATTGATTAGTAAACCTAATAGCTTATTCAATTGACTATTGTTAATCCCTAGCATCTGGTAGTATGCTTTTTTATTGATTTTAAAAACCCCTTTGGAATTTGTAAAATGATCAATCTGATTAATCAGGAATATTACCTTATGATAATTTTCAGTTTTTTTAATATTATCAAAAATTGATAAATCGAAATTTGCAGGTGTATTAAGCACCACCAAGTTTTTGTTTTTTTGGTTTAACATTTTGTTTTATTTCTTTATTAGCTCATTATCCATTTCTTTAAATCTTAGCCCTACAAAAAGCTAATGGTGATGGATAAATAATTTTGTAGTTTTTACCCATCACCTGAAATAAAAAAATGTATTGTGGTTTTATAATAAATAGTAAGCAAAATCTGAAAAGTTCATTTTTTGAAATTTATTTTTATAAAACTTCTAAGACAAGAATACCCTGGAAAATAAAAAAATCAAGTAGTTAATGGAAATAAATATTGTTGTTGCTACGTAGTGGAGAAAAAATCTTCTCCACCTTCAATAACTCATCAACGATGTAATCCTTCGGATGTTGAGAAGAGATAAAGCAAGCTTTTAACTACCTATACCCTAAATACGCATATAAATGAATACTACTACGTAGTGGAGAAACTTCAATATAATTTTATCTTCTCCACCTATATAGAATAGAAAAATATATAAAAATTAATGTTTCTCCATCTATAATTACTTTATATAGGTGGAATATCTTTCTTCTCCACCTTAGTTATATTAGAGAAATCTCCTTCCAATCCCGAAGGGCAACATAGTTAAGCTTTATATTGAAGGTGGAGAAGATTTTCTCTCCACTACGTATGAAGGAAAATCGATAATTCTTCATATTTTTAGATTAACCAAATATTCTAAAAATGCTCGTAAAGAAATATATTCCAAGAATTTTAACTGCACTTATTTTACTGATTGCAAGTTGTCAGCTTGATGTTAAAAACCCATATGTCAAAGAAGAAATTATATTTAACGTCCCTGAGCAAGAAGTTATAAACAACTTACGTAAGGAATTTCAATTTGATAGCGTTCATTTTTCAGGGTTAAGTATCGATCTTATCAAAAATAGAGTTCAAAGCGCTGCCAATGGCAAAAGAATAGATTTACAGGTACAGGTAAACAATCCCAAAATCAATGAAAACTTATTAGCCTTTGCCCAACAATTTGCACGAAGCATTAAAACTTATGTTAAAAACATTGACCACTTTAATGTTATTACAATTGATACTAAAATTCAGACTAAACACAGTGGGTGGTCAGAAGAAGAAAACAGAAAGACATTACTGTATGCAGGTTCACTTTTAGAATTTCCAATTCAGAATTATTTTATAAGTACTACAGGTAATAACTAATCCCCTATGTTAAGGTAGGATAAACGACACTTAATCGATTATCTTACACATAATAAGCAACACTAACCTGTTTAATAAAATTTACTAACTTTAAGAATGGATGAAAGATATTTTCAACTAATTAAGGTTGCTTTAATTGGAAGTTCTATTATGGCAGTATCAGCATATGAAGTTTTTGAAGCAGGCAAATACAGCTTAGGTTGTGCTATGATAACCCCATTTTTCATTGTTGGAGCTATCATTACTTATCGACGTAATAGAGACAAAAACAAATAGATTTATTGTACTTTTATGGTATGAGTGATGATGAGTATGAAAAAATCTACAACAACCTTCTGGCTATCAATTCTAAGATATCTATGGGTGTTGCAGATGACAAAATATTAGAAGAGATAAACCACACCATTGAGTATCTAAATATTGAACTAGAATACGAAAATCGGGAAAAGCCTTCTGATAAACTAAGTGAGCATTACCAGAAAGTAGAGCTATGTTGGTTATATTATAAAGTAAGAGATTACTATAATTCACTTAACAGTTAGTTGAATCATATCTTCAATTCAAGATATTTCTTGTTCATCTTCGTCATCTCTCGGAGACATATAAACAAAAATTAGCCCCAGCCAGCTAAAAAGCAAAACCAAGATTATACCACCTGTACTGCCCATGCTTCTGCTTGCGCCTGCTCGATGCCCTTCGTACAAAAGCATCAATTGAACTGTTACAGCAATTATAATTCCCCAGAGCATTTTTAAAAATTAAACGAGCTCACTTTTTCCAGTGTCTGGTGAAGGATTATTGACATAGATAAGAATTACTACTACCAATATGAATGCTGCTAAAGCGACCGCAACATATTTATTAGAAGTTGATTTTTCCTTATCACCCCAAATTGGCAACAATTGAAAAAGCCCGAAAATTAATTCTAAGATAACAGCCATAACATATAATTTACAACAAGACAACAAGATACTGGAATTATTCCAATTGTACAATATCTCCCCACTTAATCATCATAGGGTTAACTAGGTTATTCATCCTTTTGTTTTTTAATGATAGATAAACGATATATAACCGATTATCTTTGGTAGAATTTACATTTATTTTCCAACCGTGTTAATACACTAAGGATCCTTTTTGATAATTGGTAAAATGGGTTTAATCCTACTACAACATAGATTTTTTTTTATCTAGATTTAAATAAAACTTACTGTACACTAAGCTCATCAAAAGCCACCCTCAACAGTCTTTTAAAAATGGCCATCAATAGCATTTAAACAACGATTTTACTTGTTTTTCTCATTTATTAGTTGTACATTTGTCTTGTTGTTGTTAGGGTATGATATGAAGCTCGCCACCCAACACTGGTATTAATTTTTCAGATAACACAACACTTAACAAAACGCAAAGGTGTAACACATTGGAAATTCTTCCAGACTAGTTACACAAACATATATTTTCTTGATTACTGATTTGCAAGGTGTGAAAACCGATGCAGGATTTTTTGCGTCTAAAATTTCCATTCCAACTGCAAAGCATTAAAACTGGATAAAATCAGAACAGGGAAAAGTATGTGGTAAGATTTTAAAAATAATTATTAAAAAAATTTTAGAGACTATTTTAAAGACACAAACAAAAATTATGAAAAAACAATTACAAAAAACAAAATTACTGCTTAAGATCACCAGTCCAGTTATAGACCTAGACGGAAGTAATGAGAATTTTAACTTTTCAATTGAAATCCCACTTGAACTTAAAAATGAATTGGATAAGATGATGTATTTCGAATACTGTCAAAAAGAAAACGAAGTGTATACAGCAGAATATGATAAAATATTCTCGTGGACAATGGCTGAAAGAGAAAAAACTACAGAACAATCTCCCCTGTACGAAGCAATTGATGAAGCCATCGATGAACGAAGAACCAACTGGTATATTCCTTTAGCGGATCAACTGAAATTCGCTGAATCTATGGCTTTAGAGTTTGTCGAATCTGATCCGATTTTAACAGAACACATAGAAGATTTATCAGCAATTATTAACCAAGCATATTACCATTACAACGCAAGATACCTTGATTTTTATACGGTAGCAGAAGCATATGAAAAGCACTTTGATTAATTTTAACAATAATGGGCTACACCATGTGTAGCCCTATTAAATCAATTAAATATAAAACACATAAAATATGAATGAATTAATAAGATCACAGGAAAAAACAGTTAATGATTATGCTCAAAAATATCTTCTTTGCGATGATGAAGAATACAAAAAAAGGTTATTAGAAAGACTAGAAGAAGAACAAGAAAAATTAAACTTTTTAAGAGAAAAATTTAAAAAATAAACACAAACACATAAATAAAATGGAAACAAAAAACATAAAACTACTTACAAAAGAGTTAAGAAGAGCAGAAAAAGAATTAAGATGTTATCGTGCGGGATATGCAGCAACGCTAAACATTTTGGTTACAGACGACGAAAGAATGTTACTATATATAACAGCTAATGGTTTACCGAGAAATGAAATAGTATTCAATAATAGAGTTTTATCTTCAAATACCATATATGACTATTCAATTAATAAAGACTATTCGCACAAATTCACATATAAAGAAATTAAAGAACTAGCTAACGAGATTAATAATGAATGGAAAGAAAACAAGATTAAAGAATATGAATAATAATTTTGGTGTTAACATTGAAAATGATGGATACACTCACGAACAACGCATTGCAATAAGTCAAATGCAGGATAAGATGATAATGAATTATCTTAATGGCAATGCATTTACAGAGCTATTTGAAATGAAACAACAGGTAAATGAGTTGCATACTTTAGTAACAAAAAAACCCCTTCCAGTTGAAGAGGTTCTGAATAAAAAAGAGAAAATGAAATTAGAGATTGAAGAAATCAGAAACAAAAGAAAACTTAATGCTCTGCTTGAAAAAAACTAAAATTGCTTTCTTCCTCAATGTTACAATCTAAGCTTTTCAAATAAATCTCAGTAGTGTTAGAATTTTGATGCCTACATTGTTGTTGAATAAATTTAATAACATCAGGTCTATTTTTATTGTTGTAAAATAGATGAGTTACACCAGATGATTTTAGGCTATAAATTGTCTGGTTCTTTTTCTTGAATAAATTAGGGTGTTCCAATCGCAAGGCATCCAACAAATTATTCCAAGTTTTATCCAAAAAGTTTTTACTCAATGTAAATCCGTTAGGATTTGGAAATAGTAAAGCTTCATCATCTGTTACATCAATTCCTTTCTTTTCAATCCATTGCTCTATTGCAGGTTGTAATAATTGATTAATTAATACAGGGTACTTTTTACCATTGTTTGTTTTCTTTGATATGTCGGCTGTCATCCTAAACTTACGAGCGGGTAAATCAATGTGCTTCATTCTAATTCTTCTCATCTCTGCTTTACGGATGTAGGCATAATACAGAATCTTACCAAAAGCTTCCATCCTTTTGTTAGCTAATTTTCCTGATTCAAGTTCTTTGAAAATTATACCAACCTCTTCTTTGCTAAATATTTCATAATCTCCCCTTCCAGAACCATCTGCTTCTTTCCCTAAAATGTTATCTGCTGGATTTACGGTCAAAATTTCATATTCAACTAATTTATTGAAGAAAGCAGAAATCCAACCTTTACGGGTGTTCGTAGTTCTATAAGCCCATTTAATTTTAGGGTCTGGATGTTCATAATAATAATCCAAATAATCCCTAATATGCTTTTTAGTAATTAACCTGATATCATTTACTAATTCCTTATTATGTTCCTCAAAGTGTCCAACAAATTGATTTTTGAAAAACGTTTTAAGATTATAGGCACTATCTTTTTTTCTTTCTGAAATGTTAGAATAAATATTAATTTTTTTATAGTAAAATTCTAAATTCTTTTCAATGCTCCATTCTTTAGATTCTTCCAATTGCTTTTGGGCAATAGCTTGATAACCCGCTTTACTTTTTTCAGGGTCAATCCCGTCTTCAAGTTCACCTGTAAGTAGTAGAATAATTTTTTCTGCTAATTGTTCTCTTTTCTTGTATGCATTTTTACCAGATTCTGGTACATATTTCTTTTTACCATTTGTAACTATTTCAATTGGAAATACCCCATCAACTTTGAAATCTTTAGAGTTTAGTGTGGCTCTTACCTCTGGATATGTTGTACCAGCTTCTTTCCGATAATCTGACTTTCCATTAACAGTTAAAGTGTATCTGATTAGCCACTTATCCTTACCTTTGTGTAATGATGGTGTTGTAAATTCAAAGCTGTTCAT